TGGCAAAATATCTTTCATGGGATATGCTTTTCAAAAAATCATATTACGCAACAGCCAGAGATGAACTTGAAAAAAATAAGGATTCCATGAACGAACTTGAGTTGATCGGAAAAAATTTATAAAGCACACACCAAATTCAAATTTGTAGGGCATTTTATTGTGCTGAAAAGTTTGCACTGGTCTTGCACTGACTTTTCCATTTTGATGTGTTATTATTATAATCGCCAGAAAAGCAATGAGGGTCTACGGAGTTTTCCGTAGGCTCTTTTTTCTTGGCCGGATGCGTCTTTCATCCTTTCACGCATCCGTACATACGAAAGGAGGATTTTTTCTATGATTTTTACGAGTGAGCAGGTTTCATGCGGGCACCCGGATAAAATCTGCGACCAGATTTCGGATGCCATTGTTACCGCCTGCCTGTCCCATGACAGAAACAGCCGTGTGGCAGCAGAGTGCATGATTAAAGATTATGAGGTCATCATTGCCGGAGAGATCACTTCCAGCTATGAGCCGGATTATAAAGCTCTGGTCACAGAGGTACTTTCCTGTATCGGTCTTTCTGATCCGGAAGAATACCGTGTAACTGTGTATATCAGCAAGCAGAGCCAGGACATCGCTCTTGGTGTCGATGGCAATTCTGGTGCTGGTGACCAGGGCATGATGTTTGGCTATGCGACTGATGAAACCCCAGAGATGTTGCCGATTCCCTATGCGGTAGCGACACACGCACTTCAGCTTTTGCGTGAGCTGAAATCTCCGTTGCTTTTGCCGGATGCGAAAGCGCAAGTTTCCTATGATTATGATATGGGTCGCATCACCACATTTCTTATCAGCACCCAGCACCGAGAGGACACCTCTGTTATGGATATTCGCCCTCTGGTAGAAGCTGTCATGGAAACCGCCGCCCAGGACTACGATTTGAACACTGACTTCGAGAAACTGGTCAATCCGACCGGCCGTTTCGTGGTCGGTTCTTCTTTTGCGGACTCTGGGCTGACTGGAAGAAAGATTATTGCTGACACCTACGGTGGTATGTGCAGACACGGCGGCGGTGCGTTCTCCGGCAAAGACCCTACCAAGGTCGATAGGAGCGGAGCGTACATGGCAAGGAAAATTGCAAAGGACCTTGTCCGTTCTGGATTGGCCCGTAAGTGCGAGGTGCAGTTGGCATACGCCATCGGCGTGGCTGAACCTGTGTCTGTAGCAGTCGAGTGCTTTGGTACAGAGCGTGTATCCCTTGGTGAGATCAGGGACTGGATCAGAGCAAACTATGATTTGACTCCGGCTGGCATTATCAAGGAGCTGGGCTTGCTGGATGTGGATTACAACCAGGTCAGTGCCTACGGACACTTCGGCAAGGCTGGTCTTCCCTGGGAGGAGTGACCATGCCGCATCGTCCGAACACACCATGCAAGCACCCCGGCTGTGCAAGACTCGTTCCCTACGGTACGATGTACTGCGAGGAACACAAAGCCCTGCACCCTGAAACGACACGACCCGCTGGCAAGCGTGGGTACGGCAGCAGATGGCGGAGGGAGAGCAAAGCCTTCCTCCAAGCACACCCGTTGTGTGTCCGTTGCCTTGCCAGTGGTAAGTATGTTCGTGCCACGGTGGTTGACCATATCGTTCCCCATCGCGGTGACCAGAAACTGTTCTGGGATCGGAGCAATTGGCAACCGCTCTGCAAGCACTGCCATGATACCAAGACCATGACAGAAGATCGATACCAGGAGTTCCGCTACTGATTGCACACCACCCTTGCACCCCAGGGGCGGGTCAAATCTCTGTTATCGGGGTGCGGAAAGACCGGCGCCCCCTCAAGCGTGTAAAATCGCAGAATTTAACAGGGGGGATACCCCAGCACCACAGAATGGAACCGAAAATTTCATAAAAAATAGCGAAAGCACCGAGAACCCCTATCCTTTTCCGGCTGGGTGGTAGCGGTGCTTTTGCTGATTTGTTTGCTATTTGGCTGTAAAACCCTACTGGAAACAGTGGTTTTATGGTCTTTTTTTAACTCACTTTTTAGCGAAAGGATGTGAAGCAATGACTGAATTTCAGGCAAAACAGATCCGTGACCTGCGACTTCGCGGCACAGGCTACCGAGCCATTGCTTCGGTTGTCGGTCTTTCCCGTGACATCGTCCGCAACTACTGCAAGAGCCACGGGCTGGATGGTTTCGCTACGGAACTTACCCTCAATATGAAAGAGCAGATGGAAGCCGGAACAGCGTGTCAGTGCTGCGGTAAGGAAATCAAACAGCCTGCCACCGGCCGGAAGAGAAAATTCTGCTCAGATGAATGCAGAAGGAATTGGTGGGCGGCGCATCAGGCTGATATCAACCGAAAGCCAACCGCCTACTACGAAAGGCAGTGTGCCTACTGTGGCAAAACATTTACTGCCTATGGCAACCGAAACAGAAAATATTGCTCCCATGCCTGTTATGTCCGTGACAGGTTCTGGAGAGAGGAAGATGGCAGAGAGCCGTATGAAAGCCCTGCCGTGACAGAGGAGGAAAACGCATGAGCATGGAATGGAAAACTCTGTCGGTGGATGCACTCCGTCCGGCAGCTTACAATCCCCGCAAGAAACTCAAACCCGGCGATAAGGAATATGAGAAGATCAAGAACTCCATCCAGGAGTTTGGCTATGTGGAGCCGATCATCGTCAATTACGATATGACGGTCATCGGTGGTCACCAGCGTCTGACCGTCCTCAAGGATCTGGGCTATACCGAAGTCCAGTGTGTGATGGTTCACATCGAGGACGAAAATAAGGTAAAGGCCCTGAATATCGCCCTCAATAAAATCACGGGTGCCTGGAACGAACAGCTCTTGGCTGACCTCATCGTGGATTTGCAGTCTGCGGATTTCAACACGGACTTTACTGGTTTTGAAGCCCCGGAAATCGAGCAGCTCTTTTCCAAGGTACACAACAAGGAAATTAAAGAGGACGATTTCGATGTGGATGCAGAGCTGCAGAAGCCTACGATGTCCAAGGCCGGAGATATCTGGCTCCTTGGTCGGCATCGCCTGGTCTGCGGCGATTCCACTTTGCCGGAAACCTACACCACGCTGATGGAAGACCGCCGGGCCAACCTTGTTCTGACGGACCCGCCCTACAATGTAAATGTGGAGGAAACCGCCGGGAAGATCAAGAACGACAATATGTCCGATGAGGATTTCTACAAATTCCTGTTCTCCATGTTTGTAAATGTGGAGCAGAACATGGAAGCGGATGCGAGTATCTATGTGTTCCATGCGGACTCCAAGGGACTGATCTTCCGGCAGGCGTTCCACGATGCTGGGTTCTATCTGTCCGGCTGCTGTATCTGGAAGAAGAACGCCCTGGTTCTTGGTCGTTCTCCGTATCAGTGGCAGCACGAGCCGTGCCTGTTTGGTTGGAAGCTCGGCGGCAAGCACCAGTGGTATGCCGACCGCAAGCAGACCACCATCTGGGAGTATGACCGTCCGAAATCTTCTAAGGAGCATCCGACCATGAAGCCTGTTGCTCTGATGGCGTACCCCATCCAGAACTCCAGCATGAGCAACTGCATCGTGCTTGACCCGTTCCTCGGTTCCGGCTCCACACTCATGGCCTGCGAGGAAACGAACCGCATCTGTTACGGCATCGAACTGGATGAGAAGTTTGTGGATGTCATCGTCAACCGCTATATCGAAGCGGTCGGCTCTTCTGACGGTGTATTTGTGATCCGTGATGGTAACAAGCTGCCGTATGCGGAGGTGACTATCCATGAATAAGGATCTGACTCTTGGCAGTCTGTTTGATGGCTCTGGTGGGTTCCCGCTCGGCGGATTGCTCTCCGGCATTACGCCGCTGTGGGCATCCGAGGTCGAGCCGTTCCCCATCCGGGTGACCACCAAACGCCTGCCCTTTATGAAACACTATGGTGATATCTCCGGCATGAACGGCGGTGAGATTGAGCCTGTCGATATTATCACCTTCGGCTCTCCCTGCACGGATATGTCCATTGCTGGCAAGAGAGCCGGACTGGATGGTAAGCAATCCAGCCTGTTCTATCAGGCAATCCGAATCATAAAAGAAATGAGGTGTGCGACCAATGGAGAATATCCACGATTTATCGTGTGGGAGAATGTCCCAGGGGCTTTCTCCTCAAACAAAGGCGAGGACTTCAAAGCAGTCCTCGAAGCAGTCATCGGCGTTGTCTGTCCGGGAACCGAGGTGCCTATGCCTGAAAAGAACCGATGGCCCTACGCCGACCTATACATGGGAGAGGGATGGAGCCTTGCATACCGAACTCTCGATGCTCAATACTGGGGAGTCCCCCAGCGAAGACGCCGCATCTTCCTTGTCGCAGATCTTGCTGGCGGGTGTGCCGGAAAAGTATTATTTGAGTCCGAAGGCGTGTCAGGGTATTCTGCGGAGAGCTTCCGTGCGTGGCAAAGAACTGCCAGAGGTGCTTCGCCTTGCTCTGGAAAGACAGGCGAACGCTGCGGAAACGGCATCGTCCTAAACGACCAGGGCGGCAACCGCATGGATGTGACTCATGGGGTCACCTGCACCCTCCGGGCTGAATCCCACCATCCGCCGCTTGTGTTCGAGAACCATTCACAGGACACACGGTATAAGGGACCACTGGAAACTGCACAGACAGTTTCGGCTACCTATGGAATGGGCGGCAACAACCAGCCCTTTGTGGTGGAAACGCCCAAGACCCTTAAGATCCGCAGTGGTTGTGAGGGCGGTGGCAAAGGTGCGCTCATCCAGGAGGACAAGTCAGCGACCCTTTCCTGCAATAACGACCAGGCAGTGTTCATTCCGAGGGCTTTCGGTATCTGCTCCGACCAGAGTAATTCCATGCTTTCGGATAATCCCCACAGTGGGATTTATGAAGCGGATACTTCCCGGACGCTGGATCGAGCTTGTGGCAATCCATCCTGTAACCAGGGCGGCATCGCCATCGTGGAAAGCTATGCCCTGCAGGGTTCCATGATCGGCAGAACAGAAAAGAACGGTCCCCAGGGGGACGGCATCAATAAGGATGTTTCGTTTACTCTGAATACTGCAGACCGCCACGCTGTCTATGCTATGACCACAGGTTACTACACCCAGGTCACCAAGGATACTTCCCCAACCTTGCTCTCCAGAGATTATAAGGATGCCCCGGTCGTGTCCGGCAGCGAGGATGAACCACCTGTGTTCTTCGTCCGCCGCCTGACTCCGACCGAGTGTGCCAGATTACAGGGCTTTGCGGACTGGTGGTGTTTCGACCTCGGAACGCCGGAGCCTACAGAGTCTGACATCGAAACATGGACGGAAATCTGGGAAACGCATCGCAGGGTTATGGGTAGCAGTACGAAACCCAAGACCAGAAACCAGATCATCAAATGGCTGAAAGCTCCCCATGCCGATGCCGCAGAGTATAAGATGTGGGGCAATGGCGTGGCTCTTTCCTGTGTGTTTTTCGTGCTTTCCGGCATCGCATGGGTGCTGAACGGCAACGAAAAATATAGATGATAAAGATCGCTCGATTTGCTTGACTTATATGCCCTTCAGAGTGATTAATGTACTACCCAAAGCAAAGGAGGCATACATTATGCGAATTGAAACAGTATCATCTGACAGAAAAGCAATGGCGAAAGCCATCGCAGAGTATTCCGGCAAGGAACTCCGCTACATGGGACCACCGAGCTTCGCTTATGCAGTCGGTCCCTACCTCATTGACCGGGACGGAGTCATCACTTCCGAAACAGAAGAGGAAAACGCAGAGTTCCGGGCATTTCTGGAGGAGAAAGGCTTTGTAGAGCCGACCATTGAGTATCTGAACATCAACCTCCCCATCGAGGATATGGATGGTGTCCAGCTCAAGAATCTGGTATTCATGCTCCACAGCAAGCAGTACCTTCTGAACAAGGCAACTGGTCGGGCTGGTGTGGCGGTCAGCGAGGGGCTGGTGGCGGCTTTGCAGGACAATCCGCCAACCACTAAGGACGAGTTCCTCAGCCTTTTCTGGGCGAACCTGGGCGAAACCAGGGGCATCAGCTTTTCCGACACGGCGGTGATTCTTATCTTTCCGCTTCCCAATGACTCGGAGCGTAGCAAAGCCTACACGGATCTGGCAGCGGCGATGCTTGCCAAGGCCAAGGAAGCCAAACGAGTCAGTCCTGCCGAGCAGAAGCCGGAGAATGAAAAATACTATTTCCGCATCTGGCTCATCCAGCTTGGCTTGGGCGGCAAGGATAGCAAAGACACCCGCAAGGTTCTGATGGAGAAGTTAGTCGGTCATTCTGCTTTCCGCACCGATGAGGAAGCGGAAAAATTCAAAGCCGACCAGAAGGCAAAACGGGCGGCTGCAAAGGCTGCAAAGGCGGAGGTCGAAGAGGACTAAAACGCCATAATGTACACAGTTTTCGCTCTGAATGATTGTGTACATTATGCCCCGTTATTAACTTGATAATATGTGCTTATAGAGCGAATATGTGACTACCGAAAGGGAAAACAAACACGCAAAGGACGGTACATATTATGAACGAAAAGACCAGAACCCAGATTGAAGAAATGAAAAAGCAGACCATCGGTGTTGAGGTGGAGATGTACAACATCACACGGGAGCAGGCTTGCAAGACCATCGCAACCTACTTCCACACCGAAGACACGGTTCGCTACCTTGGCGGAGCTTACAAGGCTTGGAGCTGCAAAGACAACCAGGGTCGCACATGGAAAATCACACGGGATTCCAGCATCCAGGCACAGCACGATGATGAGCGAACAGAAATGGGAACTCCGATTCTCCGCTACGATGACATCGAGGACTTGCAGGAAATCCTCCGCCAGCTCCGGCACAAGGGTGCAAAAAGCGACCCAGCCCATATGTGCGGAGTCCACATCCACATTGGACTGGATGACCACACACCGAACAGCCTGCGGAATCTGGCAAACATCATGGCAAGCCATGAGAGCTTTCTGATTTCTGCCCTCCGGCTTGACCGCAACCGCATCAGCAACTACTGCCGGACGGTTGACCCGGATTTCCTTAAACGGCTGAACAGCCGCAAGCCGAAGACGATGGAAGATTTGGCGGATATCTGGTACGCCAACAACCGCTACGAAAACCGAAACGCCCATTACAACCACAGCCGATACAGAATGCTGAATTACCATGCTTGCTTCACCCACGGTACCATCGAATTCCGATGCTTCCAATTTGCCAATGCGGATGGCAAGCGCAGGGGTGGGCTTCACGCCGGAGAGCTGAAAAGCTACATCCAGCTTTGCCTTGCACTGAGCCAGATGGCAAAGACGGTAAAAAGTGCAAGCCCAAAAGAGCCGCAGGTCGAGAATCCGAAATACGCTATGCGGACTTGGCTTCTCCGGCTGGGATTCATTGGCGAGGAATTTGCCACGGCGAGAGAAATTCTGACACGCAACCTGGACGGTGACACAGCTTTCCGTCACGGGCGCGCCGCTTGAAGGACTTAGCCTCAGGCCCCCTTCTGACCGCTTCGGCGGTCTTAAGGTGGTAGGAGGGTAAGCCCTTCAGAAAGGATGGAAACGAAATGAGCAAATACTACTTAGCCTACGGTAGCAACCTGTCAGTAGCACAAATGGCCCAGCGTTGCCCCGATGCAGTCTATGTTGGAACGGCAGTGCTGACCGACTACCGGCTCCTGTTCAAAGGAAGCCAGAGTGGAAACTACCTCACGGTAGAGCCGAAAAAGGGATATACGGTTCCCTTGCTGGTCTGGAAGATCAGCGAACGGGATGAATCCTGGCTTGACCGCTACGAGGGGTATCCTGACTTCTATGAAAAAAAGACGATCACGGTCGAGATGCACTCCTTGGTTGATGGTGAGAAAATCGCCACGGTCGATGCCCTCATTTATATCATGCAGGGCAAGCGCAAGCTGGGGTGTCCTCGGCAGCGTTACTTCGACACCTGCCTGGAAGGTTATCATCGTTTCGGCTTTGATGACCGTATTCTCAAACAGGCAGTAGCAGACAGCGCCGATGCTTGGCAGGCAGACAAATTCATGAAGGGGGCGGATAGGTATGATGCGATTTATAACCACTGAGCAGTTGGCAGACCTTCGCCACCGCTACCCTGTGGGATGCCGTGTCCGGCTTCTGGAAATGGACGATCAGCAGGCCCCACCCATCGGGACCTGCGGCACGGTGACAGGGGTCGATGATACCGGCTCCATCATGGTGGCTTGGGACAACGGCGGGAGCCTTCCTGTATGGCATCGACCGTTGCCAGAAGATCTAGGAGCTACGGAGCCATAATATACACACATTTCTGCTTGAATGTTTGTGTACATTATGGCTCCTATATTCCTGGATATATGTGTGTTTCAGAGGTAATATGCTACTACCGAAAGGGAAAAACACACAAAACGGAGGATACCACCATGAAGAACATTTTTGAAGAAATCTACCAGCAGGAAACCGAGCTAAAAAAGCAGTATGATGCCGCTGATGATGCTGGCAAGGATAGCATACGAGCCGAACACAAAGCCCTTATGGAACGCATTGCCAGCCTTGGCGGTGCCGCGTCTCGCATCTGGCGAGAGTATGACAAAGCCAGAGAGAATGGCAACGAATTCCTGGACATCAACGATGTGGTCTGGGACAAGGATGTTGAAACGCTGGTCACCACCCTGCGGAAGTACGGTATTGAGAAATTCACCTTTTCTTCCGGCTGGAGCAGTGCGGTTGATACCGCATGGCTTTTCCAGCAGAACGGTTGCAAGCTGGAGGGACTGGTTGAAATCAGCGGCAACATGGACTACCTCAAGGGAGAACATGAAAAGCTACACGGCTACCTTTTCAGCGTAAACTAAGCCACCAGCACCAAAGAGCATACTGGCTCTTTGGGTCATTATGGATACGATCTACCCGATTTTTCCTGCTGATATTTGTGTACTATATGATGCCGGATTCCCTGGATATATGTGTGTTTTAGAGTTAATATGCTACTACCGAAAGGGAAAACACCAGAAAAACGGAGGAAAGCATTATGTGGAGCAAAGGAACGATTGGAGTACCCCAGAAGGACGGCAGTTACATCGCTTGCAAGTATTGGGTCAAGCACTACGAAGAAGGCAGCGAGTGGGGCATCGATGAGGGACGGATTTCCAAGCTGGAGATTCGCATCAACGGCAAGATTACCGCCAACTACGACAGGGGCTGGGACATCGAGCCGGAAGATGAAACCACCCAGACCGCCCTTGCAATCCTGCTGAAAGAGTACAACTAAACAGCAGAGAACAGCACCCGAAAGGGTCTGTTTCTCGTATACGGATATTTACAGGACTCTGAAATGGGTCTTTTTTTGTTGCCATTTTTGCGAAAGGAGGTGGAGCCGATGGCACAGAGAGGAAGAAAACCAAAGCCGACCGCACTGAAGGTGCTAGAGGGCAATCCTGGCGGCAGACCGCTCAATCCCAATGAGCCGAAGCCCGCAAAGAAAGCCCCTCGTTGCCCGTCCTGGCTGGAAGATGAAGCCAAGAAGGAATGGAAGCGTATGGGCAAAACGCTGGAGCAGATGGGTCTGCTGACCGAAATGGATATGGCGGCGTTTGCCGGATACTGTCAGGCATACGCTCGTTGGAAGGAAGCAGAGGAATTCATCAGCCAGCACGGTACGATGGTGCGTACTCCCAACGGCTACCTCCAACAGGTACCGCAGGTGTCCATCGCCCAAACAAATATGAAAATAATGCTGAAGTTCTGTGAGCAGTTTGGTCTGACACCCTCTGCCCGGAGCCGTATTGTTGGCGGTGAGGGTAACACCGATCCTACCGATGAGATGGAAGCTCTGCTGGGAGGTGATTCGTGATGGCGTTCCAATACACACCTTCTCCATTCATGCTCCCGACGTCCCATTATGATAAAAAGAAAGCCGACCGAGCCGTGACCTTCATCCAGAACCTCTGCCACACCAAGGGCAAGTGGGCTGGGCAGAAGTTCTTGCTCCTTCCCTGGCAGGAGCAGATCGTCCGGGATATTTTCGGCATTGTCCGTGCGGATGGCAAGCGGCAATTCCTTACCGCCTATGTCGAAATTCCGAAGAAACAGGGCAAGTCCGAGCTGGCTGCGGCGATTGCCCTTTATCTGCTATATGCAGACGGTGAAGCAAGTGCTGAGGTCTACGGTGCTGCGTGTGACCGAAACCAGGCATCCATCGTTTTCGATGTGGCAAAGCAGATGGTTCAGATGTCCCCAGCACTGATGAAGCGGTCGAAGATTACCGCCGCCACCAAGCGTATCGTTAACTACAGCAACGCTGGATTCTACCAGGTGCTTTCTGCTGAAACCGGCACCAAGCATGGCCTGAATGTATCGGGTCTGGTCTTTGATGAGATACACGCACAGCCGAACCGTAAGCTCTACGATGTCCTTACCAAAGGTTCCGGCGATGCCCGTGAACAGCCACTGTTCTTCATCATTACTACGGCCGGTACGGATAAGCAGAGTATCTGCTATGAATTACACACCAAAGCCCTGGACATCAAGAACGGTCGGAAGAAGGATGCCACCTTCTACCCAGTCGTGTATGGCTTGGCGGAGGGCGATGACTGGAATGATGAAGCGAACTGGTACAAGGCCAATCCTTCCCTCGGACACACCATTTCAGTGGAACGAGTACGGGAAGCCTACAAGAACGCTCTGGAAAATCCGGCAGAAGAGAATGTGTTCAAACAGCTCCGCTTGAATATGTGGACGAACTCCACAGTGGTCTGGATTCCAGAGCATATTTACGATCGTGGAAAGCTACCCATTGATGTGGAGGCTCTGGAGGGGCGTGACTGCTATGCGGGTCTTGACCTTTCCAGCACTTCGGATATTACCGCTTTTGTTCTGGTCTTTCCACCCAGGACAGAGGATGAGAAGTACATCGTACTTCCGTTTTTCTGGTTGCCGGAGGAAACGCTGGAGCTTCGCTGTCGGCGTGACCATGTGCTGTACGATGTCTGGAAACGCCAAGGGTACATCAACACTACCGAGGGCAATGTGATCCACTATGGATTCATCGAGCAGTTCATCATGGATCTGGGTACACACTACCACATCAAGGAGATTGCCTATGACCGATGGAATGCGACCCAGATGGTGCAGAACCTTGAGGACGAAGGCTTTCTGATGGTTCCTTTCGGGCAGGGCTTTAAGGATATGTCCCCGCCGTCCAAGGAACTGTACAAGCTGCTGATGGAGGGAAATATCGTTCATGGCGGCAATCCTGTTTTGAAATGGATGGCACAGAATGTGGTCATGCGTCAGGACCCAGCTGGTAACATCAAGCCGGACAAGGAACGCTCTGTGGAAAAGATCGATGGTATCGTTGCCCTCATCATGGGGCTTGACCGTTGTATCCGAAACGGTGGTACTTCCGGCAGTGTTTATGACGAGCGCGGCATCATCAGTTTTTAGTGAGTGCAGATACCCATTCCAGAAATGGAGTGCGGTTATCTGGCATGGAACGCCCAGGACCATACCAGTGGTTTGTTACCACGAAAGTTCGCCCCTCTGCGGTGATGCGGTTCTGGTAGTAACGCCGCTTGTTTCCCACATGGCAAAGCGACCGCAGTTCTTCATCCGAGCATTCATTTGGAACTTCTAGCAGTACGGGAAAATGACTGCTGTGGAATAGGTTGTGGCACACACCTGAATTGGTCATGGTAGCAAGTGCTGTTGTGTTCAGTTTTCCAGCCTTCTTTAGCTCGTCCAGGCAGGCAAAAGCAAATTCTTTATTGTCCATATCTTCAAAGTTTTTCATCTTGGAATCCTCCGATTTATCGTTTGATTTCATTGTATCAGAAACTTTGCAGTATGTATTTAACCGCCGAAAAATCATATAGCGGCTGCATAACCGACCACGGTTATACATCGCTTCTGACGGTGCATCATCAAATGTGATCAAGGAGGGATTGATATGGGTATCCTCAGTGGCCTGTTCCGTTCCAGGGCTGGCCCCACCAACCGAACCAGTGGAAGTGCGTATAGCTTCTTCCTGGGAACAGCGACTTCTGGCAAGAGAGTCAATGAACGCTCTGCCATGCAAATGACAGCGGTGTATTCCTGTGTACGAATTTTATCGGAAGCAGTAGCAAGCCTGCCTGTTCATATCTACAAATACAACGACAGCGGTGGTAAGGAGAAAGCTCTTGACCATCCGCTGTATTTTTTACTCCATGATGAGCCGAACCCGGAAATGACATCATTTGCGTTCAGGGAAACGCTTATGACGCACTTGCTTCTCTGGGGCAACGCATACGCACAGATCATCCGCAACGGCAAGAATGAGATCATCGGTCTATACCCGCTGATGCCTGACCGAATGACGGTTGACCGAGATGAGAACGGTAAGCTCTACTACGAGTACCAGCTTAGTTCCGATGATGCCCATACCATGAAAGGCAGCACGGTCGTTCTTCAGCCAAAGGATGTCCTTCACATTCCTGGTCTGGGGTTTGATGGTCTGGTTGGATACAGCCCGATTGCAATGGCGAAGAACGCTATCGGTCTTGCCATCGCTGCAGAGGAATATGGCAGTAAGTTCTACGCCAATGGTGCTGCCCCCAGCGGTGTGTTAGAACATCCGGGTGTGCTGAAAGACCCTGGCAAGGTACGAGAGAGCTGGAATGCGACCTTCGGCGGTAGTGCCAATTCTAACAAGGTGGCGGTGCTGGAGGAAGGCATGAAATACACGCCTATCTCCATCTCGCCCAACGAAGCACAGTTCCTCGAAACCCGAAAATTTCAGATCAATGAGATAGCTCGAATTTTCCGAGTGCCGCCGCACATGGTCGGTGACCTGGAAAAGTCAAGCTTTTCTAATATTGAGCAGCAGTCGCTGGAGTTCGTGAAATATACACTGGACCCCTGGGTTTCCCGATGGGAGCAGAACATGATGCGTTCTCTGTTGACTGCAGAAGAGAAGTCCACCTACTTTATCAAGTTCAATGTGGATGGTCTGCTCCGTGGTGATTACCAGAGCCGTATGAACGGCTACGCCATCGGTCGACAGAACGGCTGGATGTCTGCAAACGACATCCGTGAACTTGAAAATCTCGACCGCATCCCCGCCGAACTCGGTGGTGATCTGTACCTTATCAACGGCAACATGACCAAGCTGGAGGATGCGGGTATCTTCGCAGCGAACGGAAAGGAGGAAAATTCCGATGAAAACAAAGAAGTTCTGGAACTGGACGAACCAGGAACAGGCGGAAACGACTCCGGCACAGAGGATTCTGACTCTGAACGGAACCATCGCAGAGGAAAGTTGGTTTGATGATGATGTCACGCCCCAGCTTTTCAAAGAAGATCTAATGGCTGGCACGGGTGATGTGACCGTCTGGATCAACAGCCCCGGCGGTGACTGCATTGCCGCCGCACAGATCTACACCATGCTCAAGGAGTATCCGGGCAAGGTAACGGTGAAGATTGATGGCATGGCGGCATCTGCTGCATCCGTTGTGGCAATGGCTGGTGACTCGGTTCTCATGTCCCCGGTATCCATGATGATGATTCACAATCCGGCAACGGGTGCATGGGGTGACTACACCGCTATGGAGCAGGCCATTGCCATGCTGGACGAGGTGAAGGAGTCCATCCTCAACGCCTATGTTATCAAAAGTGGTCAGTCCCGTGCCAAGCTGTCCCACCTCATGGATGCAGAAACCTGGATGAATGCCAATAAAGCTGTAGAGCTTGGGCTTGCAGATGGCATCTTGGGTCAGAGTGATACGGAACCCGCGGATGATAAAGCCGTGGATGCCTCGGTTGCATCTGTCTTGTTTTCCAGTAAGAGCGTAGAAAACGCGCTTATGAACAAGATGGCTGTGAAGTATGGCAAGCCCAAGACTGCCGCTGAACAAGCGCACATCCCCAATCCGAAAGACGTTCCCGAAGATGATGGTGTATCTACCACCGATCTCCGAGAACGTCTTACTGTTTACGAAAAAATGATTTAATGGAGGTACTCAAAATGACTATTTCTGAAATGCTGAAAAACCGTGCTGACCTGCTGGGTCAGATGCGTCAGTTCCTGGACACTCACGAGGACAAGCAGGGCAAGCTGTCCGCAGAGGATCACACCACCTATCAGAACATGGAGACGGAGTTCGATTCTCTGACCGAAGCCATCAACCGTGCCCAGCGTATTGAGCAGCGTGAGGCTGAACTGGCGAAGCCCGTCAACAGCCCTATCACTGGAAAGCCTTATACGGCCACATCCACTGGTGAGGAGAAGAAGGGCCGTGCGTCCGATGCCTATAAACAGGCCATGCTCACCGCTATGCGTACCAACTTCCGCCAGGTATCCAATCTTCTGCAGGAAGGCGTGGATGCAGATGGTGGTTATCTGGTTCCCGAAGAGTATGACCGCCGTCTGATTGATGTGCTGAATGAGGAGAACATCATGCGTGGTCTTGCAACCTACATCACCACCTCCGGCCAGCACAAGATCAACATTGCCGCCACCAAGCCTGCCGCTGCATGGATTGAGGAGGGCGGTGCACTGACCTTCGGTGATGCCACCTTCGATCAGACCTTCCTGGATGCGTTCAAGCTGCACGTTGCCATCAAGGTTACGGAGGAGCTGCTCTATGACAACGCTTTCAATCTGGAAAGCTATATCATCACCGAGTTCGGCAAGGCTCTGGCCAATGCGGAAGAAGATGCATTCCTCAACGGTGACGGTACTGGCAAGCCGACTGGTATCTTTGATGCGAACAAGGGCGGTCAACTGTTCAAGACTCTGACCGCAACTATCAAGTCCGATGATATGCTCGACCTTGCCTACGGTCTGAAGCGTCCTTACCGCAAGAACGCATCCTTCATCATGAACGATGCAACCCTTGCCCAGCTCCGCAAGCTGAAGGACAACAACGGTGCGTATATCTGGCAGCCGTCTTATCAGCAGGGTGAGCCTGACCGTCTGCTCGGCTACAGCGTCCGCACCTCTGCCTATGCCCCGACCGATGCCATCGCCTTTGGTGATTACAAGTATTACAACATCGGTGACCGTGGTACCCGTTCCTTTAAGCAGCTCAATGAGCTGTTCGCTGGCAACGGTATGATTGGCTTTGTTGCTAAGGAGCGCGTGGACGGTAAGCTGATCCTGCCGGAAGCTGTGCAGGTCATGAAGCTGTCTGAAAAATGATCCTCTGGGGTGGTGTCTTGTGGCATCACCCCTACATTTATGGAGAGGCGGTGATTGATATGGTTTCATTGAAGGATGCGAAACAATACCTCCGGGTTGATTACAATGACGATGACAAGCTGATAGAGAACATCTTAACCGCCGCAAAAAAGCTGTGCATGGATGTACTGATGACATCGGATATTGCCGTACTGAATAACTCTGCCCTTGGTGATGTAGCAATCCTATATGCAGCCGCCTATATGTACGAACACCGAGAAGAAGCAGACTATCACGATTTGGCACTTACGCTTCGGGGCTTGTTAGGTGGAAGCCGAAAGGAGGTCTTCTGATGGAGATTTCCAAGATGCGTTCCCGCATCACTATTCAGAAAAATATCGTAGAAACGGATACCATTGGCAATCATACGGCAGTCTGGAAAGAGTACTATTCCTGTTATGCCTATGCGAATCTTGCCACTGGTAAGACAGCCGGACAGGAGCAGGAAGTTGCAGGACAGACCGTAGCTTCGGATAGCTATACTTTCATGGTGCGTTATTGTGCGGCACTCAAGGATATGGACAGCGATCATTACCGTATTCTGTTTGAGGGCGGTATTTACAACATTACACTTGTGGATGATTTTCAGTTCCGACACGAAACGCTGAAGCTGACTGCCACCAAGGTTCGGAGGTGATGGAATGGGTAGGAGTGTGCCTGTTGACGGTCTGGCAGATGCTATCGTGGAAGGTCTGGAGGAATATGCAGACCTTGCTACTGACACGATGAAGAAAGCCGTGCGGCACTCTGCCAAGACCGTAAAAGATGAAATCGAAGCCTATGCTCCGAAAGACACCGGGGCCTACAGCAAGAGTTGGCGGGCATCAAAGCAGACGGAAACCTCCACTAAGCTGGAGATGACCGTTCATTCTGCCAATCGCTATCAGATTGCCCATCTGCTGGAACACGGTCATGCCAAGCGTGGCGGTGGTCGGGTTGCCGCAAGGCCACATATCGCTGCTGCCGAAGAAAAAGGCATCCGTGACCTGGAAGATAGGATTAAGGAGGGACTGTCTGGATGAGCTGTGAAGAAGTAGTAGCAATGGTCACTGAGATGGGTCTTCCCCATGCGTATGACCATTTTGCCGAGGGAGAGTCACCAGACCCTCCTTTTTTGATTTTTCTGTATCCGGGTTCGGATAACTTTGCCGCAGATGGCATCGTGTACTTTGCTATTTCCCGGCTGAATCTGGAGCTATACACGGATAAGAAAGATCCGCCACTGGAAGCCCGTATCGAGGCGGTGCTTTCTAAACATGAACTGTTTTACAACAAGACCGAAGTATGGATCGCCAGTGAGGGTCTGTACGAGGTGCTTTATGAATTGGAGGTTTAACTATGCCTGATAAGAACAATAAGGTCAAATTCAACCTTAAAAATGCACACTACGCCCTGCTGACGATTGCAGAGGACGGAGCAGTGTCTTACGCTGCACCGACCCCGATGCCCGGTTCCGTATCCATTTCTCTGGATGCAAATGGCGAGCCGGAGAACTTCTATGCAGACGGTGTGGCCTACTATGTCATCAATAACAACATGGGTTATGACGGCGATCTGGAGCTTGCCATGATCCCGGAGAGTTTTCGGACGGATGTTCTGAAGGAAAAGCTAGATGCCAAGGGTGTCCTCATCGAGAACTCTGAGGTCGAGCTGGCATCCTTCGCCCTGCTTTTCGAGTTCGATGGTGACCAGAAACACATTCGCCATGTGCTCTATAACTGCTCTGCATCCCGTCCGGGCATTGAGGGTAAGACCAATGAGGACAGCAAGGAAGTCCAGACGGAAACGCTGACTATCAAGGCCACGCCGCTGGCGAACGGTATGGTCAAGGCCAAGACTGGTAACACCACGGATGCCACGGTCTACAATGACTGGTACAAATCTGTGTATATGCCGACTGCCGAGGCACAGGCCGCAGTTCAGCCTGCAGCTAAGTCTGCTTCTACGAAGTCCGGCTCTTAAGTGAAGGAGGTAAAGGATCATGGGAATGACGAAGAAAATCAATATTGATGGCAAGGATGTGATGTTTAAGGCGAGTGCGGCGATTCCCCGTATCTATCGTCTGAAATTCCATCGTGATATTTACAAAGACCTCCGTGATTTGGAGAAGGCTGTGGATTCCTCCAGCGAGGAGCAGTCCAGCCTTGACCTTTTCTCTCTGGAGATGTTCGAGAACATTGCTTTTGTTATGGCGAAACACGCAGACCCCACGGCTGTGCCGGACTCCCCGGAAGATTGGCTGGACGAGTTTAACACCTTCTCCATCTACCAAGTCTTGCCGGAGATCATCGAGCTTTGGGGATTGAATGTACAGTCTGAGGTTGAGTCTAAAAAAAACTTCGCAAAAGTGAGCGCGAAATGACAACGCCGCTGTTCCTTTTGCGGTGTGTACAGCTTGGCATCTCTATTCGTGACCTGGACCTGCTGTCGATAGGTCTGGTGAATGATATGTATGCCGAGAGCAGCAATGACGATTACAAATATCCGCAGCTTGCCAGCCAGGAAGATATGGATAGATTCTAAGGAGGTGACCTTGCGTGGCAAACCGTATCAAAGGCATCACGGTTGAGATCAACGGTGATACTACCGGGCTTACCAAGGCCCTCGCAAATGTAAACAAAGAAATCAAGTCCACGCAGTCCCAGCTTAAGGATGTAGAGAAACTTCTGAAACTGGACCCTAGCAATACAGAACTGTTAGCCCAGAAGCATAAGCTGCTCGGACAAGCTGTGGAGGAAACGAAGAATAAACTCCAGACTCTGAAAACCGCTCAGGAACAGGCAAACGAAGCTCTAAAGAACGGTACGATCACCCAGGAACAGTATGATGGACTCCAGCGTGAGATCGTGGAAACCGAGCAGGAGCTGAAACGCCTGGAAGAACAGGCAAATCAATCTGCGACTGCCCTGCAGAAGATTTCTGCCACGGGTGAAAAGCTACAGACGGTAGGTTCCAACATCGAATCTGCCGGAAAGAAGCTCCTCCCCGTCACGGGTGCCGTTACCGCCCTTGGTACAGCGGCAGTAAAGACCGCCGCTGACTTCGACAGTGCCATGAGCCAGGTGGCGGCGGTGTCTGGGGCTACGGGTTCCGATCTGGAAGCCCTGCGGGATAAAGCCAGAGAGATGGGTGCTAAGACGAAGTTCTCCGCAGCCGAAGCCGCCGAAGCAATGAATTACATGGCGATGGCCGGCTGGAAAACTGGTGATATGCTGGATGGCATCGAAGGCATTATGAACCTTGCCGCAGCGTCCGGCGAGAACTTGGCAACCACATCTGATATCGTTACTGACGCACTTACCGCCCTGGGTCTGTCTGCCGCAGACTCAGGGCATTTTGCTGATATTCTTGCAGCAGCGTCTTCCAATGCGAATACGAACGTTAGCATGATGGGCGAAACTTTCAAGTATTGTGCGCCTGTTGCGGGTGCGTTGGGATTCACTGCCGAGGACACAGCGGAAGCCATCGGCTTGATGGCGAATGCGGGTATCAAGTCCTCCCAGGCTGGTACTGCCATGCGTACTATGCTGACAAACCTCACTGGCGAGGTCAAATTCTCTGGTGCTGCCTTTGGCGAGATGACGGTTCAGACCACCAATGCGGATGGTAGCATGAGAAGCCTTGGAGATATTCTGGCGGATTGCCGAGTAGCATTTTCCCAGATGTCCGAATCCGAGCGTTCTGCAAATGCGGAAGCTCTGGTAGGCAAAAATGCGATGTCCGGCTTCCTTGCCGTGATGAATGCTGCACCAAGCGATATTGAAAAGCTGAACAGTGCCATCACCAACTGTGACGGTACCGCAGAAAAGATGGCTACAACCATGCAGGATAACCTGGAAGG